ATGAAAGCGCACGGGAATGAGCACGCTTTCGGGCGGCGGAGGGTATCGGCGGAGTCGCTGGCGGCGATGCTGGCTTCCGAGGAGTGGAGGCCGGCCCGGCCGCGTTCCTTGGAAAGGGTCCGGTTTATTTCGGAGCGCGATCGATTCGAGGCGTTGCCCGCGGGGCATCGGGTCAGTTGGGCGGCGGTGTGGGCCGGCGAGGCCGTGCCGCTCTTTCCCGGCTTGCGGCCGATCGGGGCGGTTCTGGGGGACGAGGTGGAATGAGGGATGCTGTGATGGAGCCGACGCCGGAGCGACTGGCGCGGGACGGTTTCCGGCGCGTGGGGGCGACGCATCGCGTGCTGGGCACGGTGCAGGTGCTGCGGGAGGCGGGCGATATCGGCGATGAGGAGGTAGCGGCGGCGGAGCGGTGGAGTCGGGAATATGTCTTCGCGTCGCTGGGGGTGGTGGATCGTCCGGCCGCGCCGCGCCCCGATGCGTTGAAGGGGGATGTGCATAGCTGGATGCTCAATCGCGGGAAATGCGCGGCGCGGTTGAGCCGGATTCGGGAGACGCTCGGGCTGGCGGCGCATGTGCGGCTGGAGATGATGCTGGGGCGCGAGATGTCGTTTTCCGCCATGGCGCGGTGTCTTTATCCGGATCTTTCCGAGGCGCGTGCGCGCATGAAGGTTTCGGCGCAATCGGCGTTTCTTCTTGAGATGCTGGCGCATTTTTACGGAATGCAAAAAAAAGAAGCGGGAATGAAGAATTAAATATTGCGTTCCGCGCGCATTTGATTTATGTTTTTCTCATAATGGAAAAACTGCATTTGAACAAACCGCCCTCGTGGCGGTTTTTTTGTGTCCAGAGGTCCATATGTCTCTGTTCGATTCGGATATTTCTGAAGGCGATGTGATTTTTTCAGGCTGGCAATACATGGTCGTGGTGGGTCGGGAGGGGGAATTCGTTCTCGCGTCGCCCTTCGTGACCACGAGCGAGCCGCGGCACCGGCGGGATGTCGGCGTGTCCTGGACGGAGTTGAGCGAGGCGGGGCTGCCGCATCCGGACATGCGGTTGCGCGGGGTGTTGTGCCGGCGGCGCGGGCGGGCGGTGACGCCCGTGGGGGTTGTCGGCGAGGCGGTGCTGGCGCGGTTGCGTCTTGCGCTGGATGCGGAAATGGCCGCGCGGGCGCGGGAGGTGCCGCATGCGCCGGTCTGGTCCGTGCGGGACGGGAGCGGTGGCCCGGTGAAGCGCCGGGGGGCGGTGCGGTCGATGGTGTTCTGAAGGTGCGGCGGCTCCGGTGTGCGGAAAGGTTCTTGGGGCATGGAGGAGACGGCGAGGATCGGGCCTCTGAAGGATATTCTGATGAGGCGGTCGAAGCGGATTTTTCTCGATCATCTCGCATTGACGGCGAATGTGACGGCGTCCGCCCGTGTGGCGGGGGTCGAGCGGGGGACGATCTATCATTGGCGCGACGCCGATCCCGTCTTTGCGGCGGGGTGGGCGGATGCGCTGGAGGCGGCGACGGATGCGCTGGAGGCGGAGGCGCGGCGGCGGGCAGTCGAGGGGGTGGAGGAGCCGATCCTGTCGGGAGGGAAGGTCGTCGCCGATCCGGCGACGGGGAACCCGCTGATGAGGCGGCGGTACAGCGATGGTCTGATGCGGGTGCTGTTGCGGGCGCATCGGCCGTCGCGGTTCCGGGAGATGGAGGAGAAGGAGGGGCGCAACGGGGAGGTGGTCGTCCGGCTGACGCGGGACGATGACGGGCTTTAGGCTCAATCCCGGGCAGGTGGCGGCGAACGGGCTCCTTGCGGGCGGGGCGCGGCATATTCTGCTTCGGGGGGGATCGCGGTCGGGCAAGACGTTTCTCCTGCTGCGGGCGATGGTGATCCGGGCGTTGAAGGCGGAGGGGAGTCGGCACGGGGTGTTCCGCTATCGATTGGTGGCGTTGCGGGCGAGCATTCTGCTCGACACGTTTCCGAAGGTGATGCGGTTGTGTTTTCCGGGCGTGCCGTACCGGCTCGACCGGGAGGACAATCTCGTGCGGTTTCCCAACGGTTCCTCGATCTTTTTCGGGGGGCTGGACGATGCGCAGCGGACCGAGAAGATTCTCGGGCTGGAATTCGCGACGGTGTTTCTGAACGAGGCCAGTCAGATCAGCTATGGCGCGCGCAATGTTTTGCTGACGCGGCTGGCGCAGCGTTGCGGTCTGGAGGTGCGCGAATATATCGACGCCAATCCGCCCGCGACGGATCACTGGCTTTACGCATTATTCGAGGCGGGTGTCGATCCGAAATCCGGGGAGGCGCTCGCGGACCGGCATTTATATGCGACGATGATTTTGAATCCGGACAGCAACCGGGAGAATTTGAGCGCGCACTATCTGAGTCAGCTGGAGGCTTTGCCGGAGCGGGAACGGCGGCGGTTTCTGCTGGGGGAATATCAGGCCGTGGTGGACGGGGCGCTGTGGCGGATCGAGATGTTCCGCAGGCGCCCCGTCATTTCGGCGGGGTCGCGCGAGGAGGTCGCGCGGTCGATGCGGCGGATCGTCGTTGCGGTCGATCCGTCCGGGGCGTCGGGGCCGGAGGATGTCCGTTCCGATGAGATCGGCATCGTGGTGTGTGGCGTCGATGCGGAAGGGAACGGGCATGTTCTGGAGGATGCGTCCTTGCGGGACGGGCCGGCGGCCTGGGCCGCGCGGGCGCTGAAGGCGTTCGACGAATGGCGGGCCGAGCGCATCGTGGCCGAGCGGAATTTCGGCGGGGCGCTGGTGGAGGCGACGATCCGCGGCGTGCGGGCGGCGGCGCCTGTGCGGAGCGTGGTGGCGGCGCGCGGGAAATCCGCGCGGGCGGAGCCGGTGGCGGCGCTCTACGAGATGGGAAAGGTCTTTCATCATGGACGGTTCGAGGTGTTGGAGGATCAGCTTTGCCGCTTTTCCGCGCAGGGCTATCGCGGGGCGAAATCGCCGGACCGGGCGGATGCCATGGTCTGGGGAGTGAGCACGTTGATGCTGGAGTCTGGCGGTGAGGCGCGCTGGGGCGGGGGAGTGAGTTTCGCCCGGTGACGGGCGGGTGGTTGGGTTTCGTTCTTTTTTGAAAAAAAGAACCAAAAAACTTTTTTGACTTGGCCGCGGAGTTTCGCTGGGGAACTCCGACGCTGAATGATTGAAAGTCTTTTTGCTTCTTTTTCTTCAGAAAAAGAAGAAGAGGGAGAATTTATGGATTGGCTGTCATTGCAGCGTCATTACGTGACGCCTGCGGGTTTGCCTGCGCGCGCGGGGCGATTGCTGGCGCTCGGGCGGGTTCTCGCGGGCACGCAATATGACGTGTTGCCCAATCCGTTCGCGCGGGAGCGGTCCGGGGCGGGGGAGTATATTCCGCTGGCGATGCGGCGTCCGTCCGTGCGGACGAATTTGTGCCGGACGGTGGTGGACGAGTCCGTTTCCCTGCTGTTCGGCGACACGCACTGGCCGGCGGTGATGGCGGAGGATGCACGGACGGTGCGGGCGCTGGGGATGTTCGCCCGGGAGGCGGGGCTGGCCTCGCTCATGACCGAGGCGGCGATCCTGGGTTCGGTGGGGTCCGTCGCGATTCTGGTCGAGCTGGTGGATCATGCGCCGCGTCTGACCGTGCTGGAGACGGCGTATCTGACGCCGGTCCGGGACATGGCGACGGGGGCGTTGCTGTCCGTGACGGAGCGTTATCCGGTGGCGGGGCGTGATCTTGCGGCGCAGGGTTATGCGATCGCGCCGGAGAGGATGGAGACGCGGTTCTGGTGGCAGCGGGTCTGGGACCGGGATGACTGTGCGGTGTTTCTGCCCTGTCCGCTGGGGGAGGAGCCGTCGGCGCGCGATCCTGTCCGTTCGGTCCGGCATGGGCTGGGGTTCGTGCCGCTGGTCTGGATCCGCAATCCGGGCCGGAGCGGGGCGGGCGAGCTGGACGGGGAATGCACGTTCGAGCGGGCGATCGATACCGTCATCGAGGCGGATTATCTCATGTCGCAGGCCGGGCGCGGGCTGAAATACGGCTCCGATCCGACGCTCGTTCTCAAGACCGGGGGATTTCCCGAGGGGGATGCGCGGCAGGGCGGGGCGGCGACGGCGTTGACTCTGCCGCCGGAAGGGGATGCCAAGCTGCTGGAAATCAACGGCAATGCGGCGGGGGCGGTGCTCGCGCATTACCGGGAGTTGCGGCAGCTCGTGCTGGAGCAGTTGCATGGCAACCGGGCGCATGGCGACCGGATCTCGGCCGGGCAGTCCGGGCGGGCAATGGAGATGATGTGCCAGCCGCTGATCTGGCTGGCGGATCGTTTGCGTCATGCTTATGGCGAGGGCGGGCTGGTGCCGCTTTGCCGGATGTTGTGCCGCTTTTCCTCGGTGGTCGAGGAGGGGGTGCGGCTGGGCGGGGGGCTCGTGCGGAATCTCGATCCCGCCGGGTTGGCCCTGCAATGGCCGCCCTGGTTCGCCGCGTCGGAAAACGAGGTGTCGTCGTTGGCCTCCGGGCTGGTGGCGGCGTGCGCGGGCGGCATTCTCAGCCGCGAGACGGCGTCGCGGGTGTTCGCGGCGTCGACGGGCTGTGCCGATCCGGCGGCGGAGTGGGAGCGGATTGGCGCCGGAGCAGGGGATGAGGGGGCGGAATGAGCGAGGACGTTGAGGAATTGCGGCGGGCGCTGGAGTCGGCGCAGGGCGAGTTGTCGGCGATGCGTGACGTGCATGAGGCGGCGCTGGCCAGGGTTCGGGCCGAGGGCGATCAGGCGGTGATTGCCGCGAGCCTGCGGGCCGAAGCCATGCGGTTGGGCGCGCATAATCCGGACGACGTGGTGCGGCTGATGGATCGCAGCGAGGTGGCGCGCGGGGATGACGGCGAGGTGCGTGGCGTCGCCGCGGCGATCGAGCGGTGCCGGCGCGAGCGGGGCTATCTGTTTTCCGCAGGCGGCGTGCCGGGGACGGCGAGCGGGAGCACCTTCGCCGTTGCCGCGCCGCGGCCGGGCGAGGCGCCGCCTTTCGATGCGCGCAAGCTGTCCGACACGGATTATGCGGCGCGGAAGTGGCAGTTTTTGGCCGGGAAATAGGGGTGGGCGTTCTTTTTTGAAAAAAAGAACCAAAAAACTTTTTTGACCTGGCTGTGGAGTTTCTTCGGGGAACTCCGCGGCGGAAGGATCAAAAGTCTTTTTGCTTCTTTTTCTTCAGAAAAAGAAGGTCTTCTCTTTTTTGACTTTTCAGAAAAACATTGGAACGGAACAGATGGGCATCGAGAATTTTCCGGTGCAGCTTCAGGCTGCCATTCAGCAGGGTTTTCTGGCGCGCGAATTCGAGAACGGATTGCGGTCGCGCCTGGGGTTTCGCCAGGTGGCGGATCGCGAGGTGTTTCCCAATGCCATCGGTGAAACGCTGACCAAGACGCGCAAGAGCCTCAAGGCGCCGGTGACGACGCCCATGACGCCGACGACGAATACGAATTTCGACAATGGTCTTTCGCCGAGCGGCTGGTCGATCGAGCAATATACGCTGTCGATCAACCAGTATGGCGACACGATCGACCTGAACATGGTGACGTCGGGGGTCGGCATCGCCTCGCAGTTTCTGGCGAATGCGAACACCAACGGCATTCAGGCGATGCAGTCGCTGGACCGGCTGGCGCGCAATACGCTGTTCGGCGGGGCGTCGAGCGGCGTGGGCGGGTATCTCGGCGGCAATACGCGTGTCGTCACCACGCTGGGTTCGGCGGGGACGAGCGTGGAGGTGGACGATATCCGCGGCTTCCAGAATGTCATCGTCAATGGTCAGGTGGTCAGCGTTTCCGCGACCAACGGCATGACGGTGACGGTGGGATCGGACGTCTACACGCTGGTGGGGACGGAGGCGGATGCGACCAATATGTCCACGGCGCCGGGAGGGATTTCCGGTCAGCTCGTGTTCTCGTCCGGTGTGTCGGTCTCGGACGGGACGGCGGGGAATGCGGTGGTGGCATCGATCGCGCCGCTGGTGATCCGCCCCAACGGGCGTCTGACGACGGCGGCGCTGGCGACGGCGAGTGCGTCGGGTCCGGCGGATACGCTGGGAATCCAGAACGTGCTGGCGGGGGTGGCGGCGCTGCGGCGCAACAACGTGCCGATGATCGACGGGGCGTATCATTGCTATCTCGACGATCTCCAGCTTCTCTCGCTCTTCCGCGACGCGGATTTCAAATATCTCTACCGTGGCGCGTATGGATCGGAAGAGTATCGTTCCGGAAACGTCATAGAGCTTTTGGGCGTGCGCTTCATTCCGACGACGGAAGCGCCGCAGCAGGCCTCTCTGGGGGCTGGTCCGGTCCATCGTGCGTTGTTGGTCGGCCAGGGGGCGCTGGTCGAGGGGGATTGCTCCTTCGTGGGGCATAGCGACATTCCCGAGCTGGACCGTTCGCTGATCGAAATCGTCGACGGGGTGGCGATGGTGACGCGCGAGCCGCTGGACCGTCTGCGGCAGATCATCGCGCAGTCCTGGTACTGGATCGGCGGCTTCGCGCTGCCGACGGACGTGACGGCGAACGTCAACGTCATTCCGACGGCGACGAACGCTTATCTCAAGCGTGGTGTGGTGATCGAGAGCCTGGGCACGGATGCGCTCGGCCTGATCAACTGACGGGGGTGTGGCGTGTCCGGAAGCTCGGCTTTCTCCGATGCGCCGCTTGCCGATGCGGAGAAGACGGATGTGCGCCGGTTCTGCGGCTATCCGGCGATCGGAAGCGTGGCGAGCGGCGAGGATTCGTGGCGGTTCTTTACCGCCTATGGCTCGCTGGAATGGCGGATGAACAATCTGTCTTCCAGCGAACTGATGCAGGTGAGGCTTTATCTTTCGCAGATCTATCCGCTGGAGACGGCGGTGGTCGGGGCTTCGGCCAATCTCGATACCGGGAAGGCGGCGGTCTGGACGCACAACCCGAACGAGGTGCGCGACCGGATGGAGCTTTACGTGCTCTGGCGTCGCCGTCTGTGCGGGTTTCTCGGCGTGCCGCCGGGGCCGGACATGGCGGACGGGTCGCGGATCGTGGTCTGATTTTTTCTGGAGGCATGCGGTGCAGCTTGCGACGATTCAGCAGCGTGTGGAGGCCGGCTATGCGGCGGCGGTGGCGCGGCTGGGGAGCGTGGGGACGCAATATCGGCCGGTCAGCGCGCTGACGCCGCTGGCCGAGGTGCATGCGACGCCGATGATGGCGTTCGACAGCCCGGCGGCGTTCGGGTTTTCCGCGCCGGCCGACTGGGGCGCGCCGATGCGGCATGCGTTGATGGATTCGACGGATGTGCTGGCGGGGGATGTGCTCGTCAGCGGGGCGGACACGTATTTCGTGGCGCGTGTCGAGCCGTTGCGGCCGCCGCTTTGCGTCCTGTGCGACCGGGTGGTTTCGGTGGCCGGGGCCGCCGGGAGCGCGGCGCAGGTGGTGGCGGGTTGTCCGGTCTCGATCATCATGCGGGCGCATGGCGAGCATATGAATACCGGCATGCCGGGATCGCTGCGGCCGGGGGAGTTCCTGATGATCATGCCGGGGCTGCCGGGGGTGGTTCTGACGCCGTACATGGTCGTCACGACCGATCTGGGGACGTCCTATACCGTGGTTGCGGTCGAGGTGTCGCCTTTCGGACTCCGCTGCACCATCGCGACGCAACAGGTGTGAGATGACGGATATTTCCCAGGTGTCGCTGGCGCTGGCTTATGTCTGCGCGCGGGCGATCTATCCGCAGGGTTTGTCGGCGGCATCCGTTACCGGGCGTCAGACGGTGATCCGGCGGGGCTGGCTGCTGCCGAATGACATGTATTCCGCGCAATCGGTGCGGGACAGTGTGGATTACGTCACAGTCACGGCGGCGCTGGAGGGGTTTCGGCCCGTCGCGGAGCCGCTGGGCTGGCCGTGGCGGGAGGGGGCGACGATCGCCCCGACGGTCGGCGTGTCCTGTGCCGGGGCAGTGGCGAATGTGACGGCGCCGTCCTCCGGCGCGGTGTGCGGCGTCGTCGGGCTGCGGTGGGAGACGGGCGCGGCGACGGCGGTGACGGCGGCTTATGCGGCGTCGTCCGGCGATACGGCGGCCAGTATCGCGGCGGGTCTGGCGGCGGGTTTTCCGGGGGCGACGGCGCGGGGGGCTTCGATCGGCGTGGCGTCCGGCGTTTTGACGGGGCAGGTCGCGGGATATGGCCAGTCGGTGCGGGTGACGCGGCGGCAGAGCCAGAAGGTGCGGCTTTCGATCTGGACGGGCAGCGCGATGGCGCGGGATGCGTTGGGAAGCGCGCTGGATACGGCTCTGGCGGGGATGAGCTGGCTCGCCACGCTGGATGGCGGCGAGGCGCTACTCTCCTTCGACGGGGCGGGGGATGTCGATACCTTGCAGGTGCAGTCGCTGTATCGGCGGGATCTCGTTTTCAATGTCCTGTTCGACACGATCGAATCGCAATGGGCGGCGCAGATGCTGTTCGGGGCCGGGGCGTTTTCCGGCCCGGAATTCGAGGTGGCGTTCGGGGATGCGGTGATGGCGGCGGCCGGGCAATCGGGCGCCGCCGCGTTGGCGGCGGAGGCGGCGGCCGTGCAGGGAGTGACGGCGGCGTCGCCCTATGCGGGGTTGTCGGTGGATGCGTTCGGGACTGTGTGCGCGGTGGGGTAGTGGGGTCGTTCTTTTTTGAAAAAAAGAACCAAAAAACTTTTTTGACTTGGCCGCGGAGTTTCGCTGGGGAACTCCGACGCTGAATGATTGAAAGTCTTTTTGCTTCTTTTTCTTCAGAAAAAGAAGGAGCCCCCTTTTTGCCGCGCGCGAAGAAATCAAAGGAAGGGTGAATGTCGCGGATTTATCAGGCGGGGGCGCTGAATACGACGGCGCTTGTGGTGCCCGATCTCTATGTGCAGATCGCGCAGCCGCAGACCCTGGCGCTTTCCGGGGTGGGCTGGGGCGTGATGGGGGTTGTCGGGACGGCGTCCTGGGGGCCGGTGAACATGCCGGTGCCCGTGGGCGGCATGGGGGATTATCTCCAGTCCTTCGGGGCCAAGCAGTCTCTGGTGACGGATGCGGGGCTGGCGGTGGATATCGCGCTCATGCAGGGCGCGTCGTCGTTCCGGATCGTGCGGGTGACGGACGGGACGGATGAGGCGGCGTCCGCCACGCTGGAGGGCGTGACGGTGACGGCGGTTCATACCGGCTCGTCGGGCAACGGCATCGTCGTGACGGCGAGTGCGGCGAATCAGGGCTGGGCGTTGACGGTGGCGCATCCGGTTCTGGGCGCGTCCTATTATGCCGGTGCGAGCTGGACGGCTCTGGCGGCGGCGGTGGCGGCGGATTCGGGCGCGCTGGTGGCGCTGTCCGTGCCGGCGACGGTTCCGGCCGTCGCAGTGGGGACGGTGACGCTGGCGGGCGGCGCGGATGGCGGCGTGCCGTCGAGCGCGGCTTTTCTCGGCTCCGACGCGACGGCGCGGACGGGCATGTATGCCTTGCGGGGACAGGGATGTTCGGTCGCGGTGCTGCACGGAATTTCGGATTCCGCGACCTGGACGGCGCAGGCGGCGTTCGGGCTGGGCGAGGGCGTCTATATGGTGGCCTGCGGGCCGGCGGGGGACACGCTCACCGACGCCGTGGCGGTGAAGGCGGCGGCGGGGCTGGACTCCTGTGCCGTCAAGCTGATGTTCGGCGACTGGATCTGGTGGAACGACGACACGAACGGGCTGATGCTGGTGTCGCCGCAGGGTTTCGCGGCGGGGAAGCTGGCGGCGCTCTCGCCCGAGCAGTCGAGCCTCAACAAGCAGCTTTATGGCGTCGTGGGGAGTCAGAAGGCGGGGCTGACGGGCGGGACGGGGAGTTATTCCTCCGCCGATCTGGCCGTGCTGTTCCAGGCCGGGATCGACGTGATCTGCAATCCGGCGCCGGGGGGATCGTACTGGGCGGTGCGGTGCGGGCATAATACGTCCGGCAGCGTGACGATCCAGGGTGACAACTACACGCGGCTGACGAATTATCTGGCGACGTCTCTGGCGGGCGGCATGGGCGCGTATGTGGGCAGCGTCATCAACGACACGCTCTTCGGCGATATCCGCGCGACGTTGCTCGGGTTCCTGTCCTCTCTGGTGTCGCAGGGAATTCTGGGGGTGCAGGGCGGCGCGCTGCCTTATGCGGTGGTGTGTGATTCCACGAACAATCCGCAGGCGCGGACGGCGCTGGGATATGTGCAGGCGGATATTCAGGTCCGCTACCAGGGCATCAACGAGAAATTCATCGTCAATCTTCAGGGCGGGACGTCCGTGACGGTCACGACGTCCACGTCCGGCGGGAGCGTCTGAGCATGGCCAATCCGTATAGTATCGGGCGGAATTGCCGGGTGACGCTGCTGTGGAACGGGTCGCGCGTCGACATGCGGGATGTGACGTCGTTCCAGGCGTCGCAGGTGACGCGGGCGCAGCGGGCCGATCCGCTCAACAGCGTGCCGGTGGTGTTCAATACGCCGGGCGGCTGGCGCGGATCGTTCGGCGTGGTGCGGGCGGACGCGACGCTGGACAGTCTCGTGGCGGCGGTGGAGGCCGCGTTCTGGAATGGCGGCATTCTCGGCAGCGGGACGATCTACCAGTATATCAGCGAGCCGGACGGCAGCCAGACGACATGGGAATACACCAATGTCACCATGACGCTGGAGACGGATCGCTGGGCGGCGGAGGAGATGATGCATTACACGGTGCAGTTCTTCGCCTCGACGCGGGTGAAGATCTCGTGAGCGCGCTGCCGGTGGAGGTCGTGACGTCGGCGGGGCGCAGGCTGGCGGTGCGGGAGATCGATCCGGGCGACATGCTGGATCTGATCGAGGCGGCGGGCTCGGCCATGAACGGGGCCTCGGCCTCGTCCTGGCTGGCCTATGCGGAGATGGTCTGTTCCGTGACGGCGATCGACGGCGTGCCCGTCCAGATGCCGTTGTCCAAGGACGAGGTGAAGGCGCTGGCGCGGCGGATCGGGACGGACGGGATCGCGGCGCTGCGTCCGCTCTTCGACGCGGAGGATGGCGGGAGCGCGCCGGACGGCCTGGAGAACGCGGCAAAAAACTGAGTCGGCACCCTGTGTTCGGGGAGGTGCTCTATCTCCTGCGTCATGGGGTGCCGTGGGAGGTTGTGCGGGGCTGGTCGCGGGTGCGGCGGATGGCGGCTTGCGTGGCGATCGCCGAGCAGCTCGGGGCGGTCTTCGACTGGGAGGCGATGCGGTATCGCGATGGGTGAGCGTGTGAGGAAACGGGCCGTTCCGGCGGCGGCGCGGCTGGGTTGGGTCGTACGGCTGGCGGGACGGCGGCAGGCGCGGGTCGTGCCGGTTGGGCGGGTTGGGCGGGTTCGGGCGCGGCCGCTGGTGCGCGGGCGGTCCGGTGCGGTTGCGGCGGCCGGGGAGTCCGTTGGGCGCGTCGGGAGCGGGCGGCGGTTCGCGACGCGGGGGCTGCCGGTCGGTGGAATGGAGCGATTTGCCGTCGAGCGGCGGCGGGGCGATGTCGTGGGGGGCGGGGCGTTTCCGTCAGGTGGTTTCTGGCGTGGTCTGGTCGGGGCGGCGGGGGTGGGGCGGAAGAGCTTTCGTCCCGCCGCGGAGAGCGGGCGCATGAGGCGCGGATCGGCGGTGGGAAGGGTTTCAGGCGTGTCCGCGCGGTTGGTGCGGTGGGAAGGGTTTCAGGCGTGTCCGCGCGGTTGGTGCGGATGGCGGGCGTTGCTCTTCCGCCTGTGGCGCGGGCGCGTTCGGCTGTGCCGGTCCGGCGTGATGGTCGGCCTGGAGGCGCGGGGGTTTTGCCGCCATCCCGTCGGCGACGCGCCGTCGTTCCGCCGTGGTCCGGGCGTGACGGGGTGGCCTATGGGTCGGGCCGCGATCCCGGCGTGGCGGAGGACGCGCGGCGGCCGGGGGCGGATCGCGCGGGGCCGGAAGCCGGGACGGCGGCCCGGGTTGATGCGGCGCATGGTCGGCGGTCGGCTCCGGCGTTGGACGGGCTGGGCGCGTTTCATTTGCGGACGTCCTCGGCGGCGTTCGACGAAATCGCCTGGCCGCAATTCGCGGGGGCGAGTGTGGGGTTCTGAGGACGGTGCGGGCGATGAGCGTAAGCTTCACGGAAATCGAGGCGGCGGTGGGGGCGGTCGGGCGCATGGGCGCGACCGCGCCGGTCGTGATCGGCGGGATGGTGCTGACCGGGCTCGAGGTGCCTGACGAGCTGGTGGTGGGCGGGCAGCAGCAGTTGACCGTGCATCGCCTCCTGGGCGGCGGACGGGTGATCGACGTGTTGGGGAACGATCCCGACCGGCTGATCCTGCGCGGCCGGTTCGTCGGGCCGCAGGCGCAGGCGCGGGCGCGGATGGTCGAGCGGATGCGGGCGGCGGGTGCGGCGGTGGCGTTTTCGGCGGCGGGTCTGTCCTGTCAGGTCTGGATCGCGCAGTTCGCCTATTCCTATCAGGCGCGGGGGGCGGTGTGCGCCTATATGCTCGTGCTGGAGCGGGCCGATCTGGCGGCTGCGGCGGCGGAGGATGTCGGGGGCGCGATTTCCGGCGATGTGGGCGGGGCGCTGTCCGGGTTGAGCGCGGTCGTGAGCGATGTGTCCGGCGGCGTCTATACGCTGGCCGGGCAGGTCGGCACGATCGTCGGGCAGGTGACGCCGGTGGCGGCCTTGCTGGGGGCGGGCGGGGCGGTGGCCACGGTGACGAATGCGCTCGCGGCGGTCAATGGCGCGGCGCAGGCGGGCGTCGATCTGGCGGGAGCGCCGTCGGTCGTCAGCACGCTGTTGTCCGGACTTTCGGCGGCGGGGAGCGGGCTTTCCACGCTTCTGGGGCAGACGGGGGCGAATCTCGAAGGGATCGTGCTAAGCGACGGAGCTTCGCTCGGGGCGGCGACGCAGAATGCCGGGCTGGCAAGTGCGGCGGCGGATGCGGCGGGGCTGGTCAATCGTGCGGCGGCCAATGTCGCGCTGGCCGGGGGTGTGACGCCATCCGTGCCGGTCGGATGATGTTTTGGGGACGGGTTTCTTCTGTTTCCGAGGAAGAATGATCGGCTCGCGAAGCGAAGAGGCTTCTGACGATCCGGCGAGAGCGACATTGAAGGCATCGGGGGTATGGGGAACGATGGCGGTGCAGGTCACGGCGGCGGATGTGTCGCTTTATCATGTGGCGGCGGTTCAACTGGGGGATGCGACGCAGTGGTGGCGGATTGCCCAGCTCAACGGAATGACGGACCCTGATCTCACCGTTCTCGCGGCGCCGGTCTTTCTGGAGATGCCGCCGGTGTCCACGGTTCTGACGACGGGCTTGCCGGAGCGTTCGGCGTGAGCGGGACGGCGTCTCGTGTCTGGTCGGTGCGGCTTCTGGTGGCGGGGGCGGTGTCGGCGGGGACGCCGGTGACGGGGTTCGAGATCCGGGCGAGCCGGTATGAACGCTGCGATACGGCGGAGATCGCGCTGGCGGTCGATCAGACGGCGCTGGGCGGAGCCACGCCGTGGTTCGCGGCGGAGACGGCGAGCGGGCTGGATATTTCCGTGCAGGTTCTTCGGGCGGATCGGCCGGGTGCGTCCTGGGTCACGCTGTTCCGGGGCGTGGCGGATGCGGTGGTCTGGCGTCCCGAGGATGGGAGGGCGGTGGTGGCGTGCCGGGATTATCTGTCGCGGCTGCTGGATTTGCGCGTTCAGGAGGCGTGGCTGAATTTCACCGCGCCCGAGCTGGTCGCGGCGATGGCTTCGGCGGCGGGGCTGGGCGCGTCGGTGGATTTCGGCGCGGCGGCGGGAATGACGGGGCAGTTCTGGCAGATCGAGCACAAGCGCATGGCGGTGCTGGCGCAGCATCGCTTCCAGACGGCGTTCGATCTGGCGTTTTTCCTGGCGCGGGAAGCCTGTTGCGATCTTTACGCGGACGGAACCGTTCTGACGGCTTCGCCCATGCTGGCGCCGGATGACGGGACGGCGGTGGTGCATGATCTGTCGGGGCTGGCGATGGCGCATGATGTGCGGCGGGATCTGACGGCGACGCAGGGGCTGGTGGTGCATGTCGCGTCCTGGGACGGGCGGCAGCGGAGCCGGTCGGAGATTTTCTATGACGGGTCGGGCTTTTCGGCCACGGCGCCGGGGAGCGGGCTGGTTCACAGCTTTCGCGTGCCGGGACGGCGGCTGGACGAGGTGAAATCCATTGCGAGATGGAAATATGCACGGATCGCGGCGCATCGTCTGGAGGCGCGGGTGCGGATTCCGGGGAATGAGGCGCTGAGGCCGCGGCATTTCGCGCGGGGCGTTGTGTCGGGGGTATCGGCATTTCCCGGGATTCTGGCGGTGGATGAGGTGGTGTCGCGGATGAAGCCGGAGGAGGGGTTCGTCCAGGAGGTGGTGTTGCGGGATCGGATGGGAGGTTTGGCGTGAGCGAGGCGCGTTTCGTCGCCGCGGCGATGGCGAACCGGGTGGCGCATACGGTGCATGGCATCGTCTCGGCGGTCGATCCGGTCAATCATGCGGTGAAGGTCCGGGTTCAGCCGGAGAATGTGGAGACGGGCTGGATCGCCGATGCGGCGTTCGCGCAGGCCGGGGATTTGCGGATCGCCTGTCCGAGCGCGGTGGGGACGCATGTGGTGTTGCAGCCGCTGGAGGGCGATGGCGAGCATTTCGTTCTGGCGGGGGTGGTGTACGACACGGTGATGGCCGCGCCGGTGTCGCCCTGGACGGGGGCCGTGGCGCAGCCGGGGGAAATTCTGGTCATGGCCGGGTGCGGCGCGCCGCCGGCGGCCGGGAGTGCCGAGGAAAGTGCGGGTGAGGCGACGCCGGGGGCTGGATGGCTGCATGTCACGGCGGGCGGCGTCTTTCTCGGCGCGGGCGGGACGCGGGTGGCGGTGAGCGCGTCTGGTCTTGCTTGCGTGGCGGGGGCGGCGAGCCTGACCTTCGATTCCTCGGGGCTGGTCGTCTCGGGCGGGGATGTGCGGACGGATCTGCATTCGCTCAACGGGCATGTGCATCCGCTGGGCGGTCAGGTGACGGGAGGGCCGCAGGGATGAGCGCCGTTGGGCATGTGATGGGGGCGGATCTGTCGCTCTCGGGCGGCGGGCTGGCGGTCGTGGATGGGGCGGAGGAGGTGCGGCAACGTCTGTTGCGGCGGCTTTGCACCAATCCGGGCGGCTATATCTGGCAGATCGGCTATGGCGCGGGCTTGCCGGCGATGATCGGGAGTCCGGTCGTTTCGGGAACGATCAAAAGTGTCGTTCTGGCCCAGATGGCGCTGGAAAGCGGGGTGGACCAGACGCAGCCGGTGGAGGTGTCGGTGTCCTCCTCGGCGGGCGGCGTGGTCTCCTGTGCGATTTCCTATGTCGATGCCGCGACGCAGGAAATGCAGACGCTGCTGCTGGGCGGGTAGGGGTTTGGAGTTTCTCGCGGGACTTCGCGTTTAAATGGCCAAAAGTCCTTTTGCTTCTTTTTCTTCAGAAAAGGAAGGGAAGGCGAACTGGATACGGACATGTCGATAACTCTTCGATCTTTCGCGACGACCGTGTCCACGGCGGTCGCGACGGCGCAGGCATCCTGCGCGCAATTACTGGACATGGGGATAGGCACGGCGGGCCGCGCGCTGATGGAAAGCGTGGCGGGGCTGGGATTGTGGTTGCAGTATCTGGGGTTGCAGGTGCTGTCGCGGACGCGGCTGGCGACGTCGGCGGGAACGGATTGCGACAGTTTCGTCAATGATTTCGGCATGACGCGGCTGCCGGGCACGGCGGCGACCGGCTATGTGACCATGACCTGTTTTTCGCCCGCCGGACAATCGGCGGTGGTGCCGGCCGGGGTGACGGTGCGGACGGTCGCGGGCGTGACGTTCAGCGTGGTGGAGGACAGCGCGGCGGCGAACTGGTCGGCGGCGCAGGGGGGGTATGTCCGTCCCGCGGGGGCCGCGACGATGTCCGTGCCGGTTCAGGCGCAGGTCGCGGGAAGTTCGGGCAATGTGGCGGCGGGGGCGATCTGCCTCATGGGCACGTCGGTCGCCGGGATCGACACCGTGACCAATCCGGCGGCTTTCGTGAACGGGTCGGACGCGGAGACGGACGCGGCCCTGCGGGCGCGGTTTCCGCTCTGGCTGGCGGCGAAGGCGACGGGCTGTGCTGCGGCCGTTGGCAGTGCGGTGGCGGGTGTGCAGGACGATCTGACCAGTGCGCTGATGGACGGGGCCGCGCCGGACGGGACGGCGCGGGCGGGATATTTCACCGTCGTCGTGAATGACGGCACGGGTGCGCCGTCCGATGCGCTGGTGAGCTCCGTCTATGCGGCGGTGGATGCGGTGCGGGCCTGCGGGATCGGGTTCGCGGTCCAGCGTCCCACGGTGCTGACGCTCGACGTGTCGATGACGGTGACGGTGGCGGAGAGCGCGGATGCGTCGGCCGTGCAGACGGCGCTTCAGGCGGCGATCGCGGCGGATATCGACGCCTGCGCGGTGGGAAGCGGCTACGCCTACAGCCGCCTTTCCTATCTCGCCTATGTCGAGGCGGGGACGCCGGTGCTGTCCGTGACGGATGTGCGGCTCGACGGCGCGCAGGCGGATATTCCCGCGCTTGCGACGCAGGCGATCGTCGCGGGGACGATTTCGGTTCTGGTGGTTCAGGCGTGAAGGTGAGGAAGCAAGATGCCGGCATTCAACAGCTATCCCAGGCTGGCGACGGTCACGGGAGAGGAAGTTCTCGTCGTCGCCGATGCGTCGGGGGTCCAGACGCTCAACGTGACGACGAGCCAGGTGGCGGGCGCGCCCGCCGACGCTCCGGCGACCGGGGAATTCTACGCCGATGCGGGGGCGCGGGTCAGCCGCTACGGGGACCGGCTCTTCATCGGCGCGGCGGCGGCGTATCCGGCGGATACGTCGCGGAACGTGACGCCGGAGGACTGGCTCTCCACGCTCATGGCGACGACCTCGATCGGGCCGTGGGCGATGGAAAGCGCCCAGGGCGCGTCTCTGGCGAATTTCGGCTCGACGGGGTTTCTGGGCGGGTCGCGCACGTCGGACGCCAGAGCGTCGAGCGCGCTGCTCGGCTTCGTGCCGAGTTCGATCGGCGTCGCGTCCTGGGGGGTCGCGGATGACACGAGCTCTCCCACCACCACGACGGCCTATGCCTTCTATGGCGAAGGCTGGCGCATGGCCGGGGTGAATTATCAGCCGACCTTCGCCATGGAGCTGGAGGCGGTCAATCTCGGCGGGGCGGCGTCCGGCCAGTCCACGCCGTTTCATCCGAATTGCGGCGGCGGAACGTATTGCCTTCAGCTCGGCGCGGGCGGCGGGCAGAGCGCGGGTACCTCGGTCGCCGAGGCGGGGATCGTGTTCGTCAACAATCCCGACGCCTTCAATACCGGCATTATTTTCGGCTCCGACGCCCTGCACGGCACGGACGGGACGGATGGCGGATACGGCACGGCGATCGCCATGTCGCGCAATCACGGCATCCAGTGGCAGACGCCGGAGACGGTGCAGAACGTCCAGGGCGTCAATGCGGGGGCGATGATCTATTCGACCGTCGATACGGCGTCGGAAGGATCGCGCATCCAGTTCCTCGATTCCGTCCTGGCCTTCGAGAATGCGAGCGGGAATGCCGTATTCTCGATCGGCATCGGCGCCGAACCGACCAATGTCCTGCAGGTGCAGGCGGGGGCGGGGCAGCAGGCGGCGGGGATCTATGTGCAGGAGGGCGCGGGCGGCTCGCCCAATCTCGGCCTCTTTCCGGCCTCGGGCGGCGAGTTGCAGATCACCTCCCCCGTGACCGAGGCGGGCTCGGCGCTCCCGGCGAGCGTGGGGGGCGGGTTCCTGCATATCAATGTGAACGGGGAGGATTACCGCATTCCTCTCTTCACCGCGACGCAGGCGGGCGGCTGATGACGCTTCTCGATGATGTGGCGCTCGGCAGGGAAGACGCGTCCGACGGCAAGCCGCTCTGGGATACGGGGCCGGTTCCCGGCTCGGCGCAGGATTTCGCGCGGCGGCTGCGTGTTCTTCTGCCGTCCGGGTGGTTTCCCGCGCCGCCGCAGGATCTCCAGACCGAGCAGGCCCCGGTCCTGGCGGCGATGCTGCTTGGGTTCGGCTCCGTGCTGGCGGGGTTCTGGGCGCTGATCGGGGCGGTCGCGGCGCAGACGCGGCTGGCGACGATGGGCGGGCCGTTCCTCGACATGGCGGCGGCGGATTTCTTTGGGGCCGACGATGTGCTGCGTCAGGCGGGCGAGAGCGATGCCGCCTATCGCGCGCGCATCGCGGCGAGTCTGGTGGCGACGCGCAACACGCGGGCGGCGGTGTCGGCGGCGGTGCAGGGCGTGACGGGGATGGCGCCGCGGGTGATCGAGGCGATGAACGCGGCGGATTGTCATGCCTTCGGCGCGGCGAACGCGGCGGCAGCCGGGGGCGGCTATGGCTACGGCGCGGCGGGGCTGCGGTACGGGAGCCTGACGGGCGGTCAGGTCTTCATCGAGGCCGGAGTGGCGTCCGGCACGGAGGCGAGCGTGCAAATGGTCGCCGCCGCCGTGGCGCGGGTGAAGGCGGCGGGTGTGACGGCGTGGATAAGGAGTGACGGCTGATGGATCGGGCGATTGTCTATGCGGGGTCGATTCCGCTGGATACGGATGTTTTGCGCGCCGGGCGCTATGTGAAGGAGGGGGTCGGACGGCTGGCGGAGATGCTGTTCGGCCAGGGGGCGATGGCGGCGAGCGGGTTGGCCTGCACCCCCTCGACGACGGCGCTGTCGGTGACGATCGGGCCGGGTTCGATTCTCGCGCCCGGCGCGCTGGACGCGACCGCGATCGGCGGCGCGGGAGGCGGGCTGGCGGCGGATACGACCGCCATCGCCTGCCAGTATCTCAACGAGGCGGCGCAGGTGGTCGCGATTCCCTCGTCCGGCGTGACCTGCACGATCTATGCCTTGTGCGGCGAGGTGGACACTGACGGGACGGTGCTGCCGTTCTATAACGCCGCCGATCCGGCCCAGACTCTGGCGGGCGTGTCGAATGACGGCGCGGCTCTGCCGACGCGGCGCACGGGGACGATGAGTTTCGTGGCGGCGACGAGCGCGCCCGCCGCGCCCGCGGGCGGTGCGGTGGTGGCGCTCCATACGCTGACGGTTCCGTCGGAGGCCACGACTCTGGCCGGCGTGACGCCCGAGGCGGGTCAGGTCTTCTGGCCGACCATTCCGGAACTGGCGACGCTCACCTTGCTGCGGGCCGCGACCTCGCCCATGGCGCTGATGGCGCAGAGCGGGATGATCGGCATTCCGGCCTGGGCGAGCCGGGTGGAATTGCGCGCCATCGGCGGCGGAGGCGGCGGGTCCGCGTCGAATTCGCAGAGCACGAGCGGTTCGTTTTCCGGGTCCGGCGGCGGCGCGGGCGGCGATGCCTGGGGGGTCTATGCCGTCAACCCGTCCGGTGCTGACGGCTTGCAGGTGACGGTCGGCGCGGGGGGCGCCCAGCAGATGACGGGCGGCACGACGCAGGTCGTCTATCAGGGGCAGACGCTGCTTCAGGCGGCGGGCGGCGTGCCGGGCGCGTTCTATGCGACCCAGGGGTCGGCGGGGGGCATCGGCGGCGCGGCGAGCGGCGGGACGATCTGGAACCTCACCGGCGGCTATGGCGGGGACGGGCAGTGCGGCACCGCGACCTTCGCCGGGTATGGCGGGGATGGTCCCTGGGGCGGCGGTGGCCGCTGTGGCGCGGATGCCGGCATGGCGGGAACGAAATTCGGCGCGGGCGGCGGGGGCGCCTATTCGATCGCCGGTTCGACCTCCGCGGGCGGCGTCTCGACGGGGGGCGCGGGATATCAGGGGTGTGTCCTGTATCGTTTCCTGCCCTGACGCCCCGCCCCCCACACAGACAGGCCCGTTTCGCGCAAATTCAAGCCGGACCGTCTTGCCCGGCTGACTTGCGCGCCGCGATCCTGTAGGAGGGCGGCATGACCGTCTCCATCGTCCTGGGCCGCGGCCGCGACGGCGCGGACGTACCGCTCGACCTGACCGAACTGCTGGCCACGCGCCTTCTGGTGCAGGGCAATTCCGGCTCCGGCAAGTCGCATCTCCTGCGCCGCCTGCTGGAGCAGACGGCGTCGCTCGTGCAGCAGGCGATCATCGACCCCGAGGGCGATTTCGTGACGCTCGCGGAGAAATACGGCCATCTGGTGATCGACGCCGCCGAGCAGACGGAGGCGACGTTGCGCGCGGCGGGCGAGCGGGCGCGGATTCATCGCGCCTCGGTGATCCTCAATCTCGAATCCGTCGATGCCGAGCAGCAGCTGCGCGCGGCGGGATCGTTCCTGAACGGCCTGTTCGAGGCGCCGCGCGAGCACTGGTATCCCGTGCTGGTCGTGGTGGACGAGGCGCAGCTTTTCGCGCCGGTCGCGGGGGGCGACACGTCGGACGAGGCGCGGCGGCTGTCGCTCGGCGCGATGACCAATCTCATGTGCCGCGGGCGCAAGCGCGGGCTGGCGGGGATCATCGCGACCCAGCGCCTCGCCAAGCTGGCCAAGAACGTCGCGGCGGAAGCCTCCAACTTCCTCATGGGGCGGACGTTCCTCGACATCGACATGGCGCGGGCGGCCGATCTGCTGGGCATGGAGCGGCGGGCGGCGGAGGCGTTCCGCGATCTCGGACGCGGGCAGTTCATGGCGCTCGGCCCCGCGCTGAGCCGCCGCCCGCTTCTGGTGTCGATCGGCGCGGTCGAGACGGCGAGCCACGCGACGGGACCGCAACTGACGCCGTTCGAACCCGCGGCGGCGGAGGAAAAGCGCGACCTGATTCGCGACCTGATTCTGGAGCCCGTCGAGACTTTCGCGCCGCGTCCCCGCGAGCGGCGCGCGCCGCCGCCCGATCTGCTGGCGCAACTCGACGCCTTCGCGTCGGAGCAGCGTCCGCCTCCCGCGCGGGAGGCCGTGTCCGCCGGGGAGGCCGATCCGGCGACGCTCTGGCGGCTGATCGCCGATGTCGCGGCGGAGCCGGGTGCGGATTATCGCCCGGCGGCGACGTTGTTTCAGGATTTTCAGCTTCGCGCGCGGATCGAGGGGCTGGGCCGCGACGTGCTGGACATGACGCGCTTCCGCATGTTGCTGGCGACGGTGCGGTCGGGGATCGGCGAGGAGCGCGCGGGGAGTGAGGAATGGCGCGCGGCTGAGGCGATCGCGGCGCGCCTGCCGGAGGATGTGCAGGGTCTCGCCCTGCTCCTGGCCCGCGCGGCGCTGGACGGTCTGGCCTGCCCGGATGACGAGGCCCTGGCGCGCGCCTATGCCACGCATTCGCCCGGCCGCGCGCGGCGTCAACTCGCCTATCTCGAAGAGCAGCAGGTGATCGTGCTCCGCGAGGACGGCGCGGCGCGTCGCGTCGCCTTCGTGGGGCTGGGCTGGCGGACGGCCTGA